ACGACTGCATGGAGTCTTTTATTGAGGACTTTTGCACCTACCCAGTCGGCATAATCAAAGGGCCGATACCTACGCATAATTCATCGTTACGTTGGAAAGATGGCCAACTGGCGCTTGATGAAAGACTTGGGTGGCGTTTTGAGCGCGTTTCGCCGTATGACATTTACCCCAGCCCGAAAGCAAACAAGATTGACGCCGGACACCTTATCGAACACATGCGGCTTGACCCTGAAACGCTGCACAACCTGATTGGTTTGGAAGGCTACCGAGAAGATAAGATACGCGCCGTTTTGAGCGAGGTTCAGTTAAATTCTTACAAGGCCTCGTCGTGGCTTAACATAATGACAGACAACAAAGAGCAGACCAGTAATAGCGATTTCTTTTCCAATCAAGATTCCGACACCATAGATGCCCTGCACTATTGGGGGGCGGTGCCTGGACGGATCTTGCTGGATTGGGGAATGAGTAAGCGCGCAATACCCGATCCAGAAAAAAGCTATCAAATTGATGCGATCCTGATTGATAAATACGTTATTCGGGCAGTGTTAAACGATGATCCATTGTTCCGCAGACCCTACGCCAAAGCCAGCTTCCAGAATGTTCCTGGCGACTTTTGGGGGTTATCGCTATACGAAACAATGGAAGATGTGCAACGCATGGCAAACAGCGCGGCACGGTCGCTCGCTACCAATATGGCGTTTGCCGCGGGGCCACAAATAGGTGTGGCGGTTGATGCGTTAGATAACCCATCAGACGCAGATGATATTGTGCCGTTAAAAATCTGGCGGCTAAAGAGAAACCCGCTCGATGGACAGCAACAAAGAATCCCTATTGAGTTTTATCAGCCAAGCATCAATGCGCAGCAATTGTTACCCGTACTCAGGGAATTTGAAGAAAAGGCCGACTTGGTGACTGGTGTGCCTAAGTATGCAAGCGGAAATCCAGAAGTCGGCGGCGCCGGACGAACGGCGCGTGGCCTGGCATTATTGATGGAATCTGCTGCGAAAGGCGTGCGCAAGGCGATTATGAATATTGACCGCGGCGTAATTCGTCGCATCATCAAAATAATGTGGTACTACAATATGCGATTTGTTGATGATCCCAGTATAAAAGGCGATGCGAAGGTGGTAGCACGAGGCGCATCTGCGTTAATCGCAAAAGATTCGTTACAAGCAAAACGCGCCGAATTATTGCAGCTCACAAATAGCGAAATAGATATAGAGTTGATCGGATTAGATAGTCGCGCTAAACTGCTACACAGCATGTATGTAGAAGCCGGACTGGGTGATGTATTGCCATCGGTATCAGAAATGGTCGAGCGAGCAAATAGGCGGCTCGAGCAACAAAAAGCCATGGAGCAACAACCCGATCCAATGCGCGACGCTGAAATTGAGAAGACAAAAGCGGAGGCACAGGCTGAGCAAGCCAAGGCCGCAAAGGAGATGGCAGAAATGCTTAAAGACAACCCAACATTAAAGGCAGCGGTTCTCGCTCAGATTGCAAAAGGATAGACCATGGTTGTTTTAGAGGAAAAGATTGCAAGAAGTTTAGTATACATCAAGCGGACGCCGAGCGGTTTGGCAATGCTAGAGTGGATTAAAAGCATCAAGGCATCAATCGTCAAAAGACTGATTGATGAAGTTGATGCAGAGAAGGTTCGACAGTTACAGGGCTGCGCCAAATTGTGCGATGAACTGTTACAGTCGTTTGATCGGGCAGAAGTTATTGCCCATCAAAGAAAGGAGGGCAGGAAGCCAGACGCATATTAGCAAGAGCGATAAATCACTTGCGCTTTTGTCTGATCCTGCTCGTGTAGTGAACCCTGTTTTATACAGATCACAAAGGAAAACCAAATGAAGCCTAGAAAAGTTTTAGAGCAAGAGGAATTAGCAAACAAGTTATTCGCGAAAGCCAACGGGAAGACGGAAACGCCCCCGTCCGATAACGAGGATAAAAACCAACCGATCCCCGAACCGGACGAGCCGACCCCGCAACCCAATGACGATCACGATCATAACTTGGAAAAAGAAAACGATCCGGAGTATTGGAAGCGACGATTTAAAACGGTTGAGGGTATGTATAAATCCCAAAACCGTGAACTGCGCGACCAATTAACTGCGCTGACCAACGAAGTCACCAAGTTGCGCGAGGAAAACTTTGCGCTACAACAAGCGGTGAAAAGCGGTGGCCAGCAACAGCAGCCTGGGTCGAATGGCGTGTCAAGCTCAGTTAGCGTTGATGACGTGTTGAACGTACTCAATGAGGAAGAGCGCGAAGATTATGGCGATCTGGTCGGCGTGATTGCCAAGGTTGCAAGCAGTGTGGCCAACAAAATTGCGGGCGAAAAACTTGAAAAAGTAGCCCCGAAATTGGAACACATTGAACAAACAACCCAGCAAACCGCCTATCAGAATTACCTTAAATCGCTAGAAAAAGCCGTGGAAGAAAAGGGTGGCAATGTTTACGAAATCAATAGCGACCCTGAATTTCATGCTTTTTTAGCGGAAATTGAGCCATACAGCGGCCTGCCTCGCCAAAAACTACTTGAACGCGCCGAAGCAGAACTCGATAGCGAGCGATGCGCACGCTTTTTCCTGGACTTTCTAAAACTGAAAGGTAGGGCGCAGCAACAAACGAAACGCGACCTGGAAAGCCGTATGTTACCGCAAAACGAAGGCGGCAATATGCAGCAAACCAGAGGCGGCAAAAAGATTTGGACAACAGCAGAAATTGAACAGTTTTATGCTGATGTTCGATCAGGCCGCTACATCGGACGCGAATCGGAAATGGCTGCAATTGAGCGTGATATTTTTCTTGCGAATCAAGAGGGTCGGGTGCGTTAGTTAAAAGAGCGCAACCGACAGTTGAGGGGCCATGGTTCGCACTGTGATTTGATAAGGAGTGCGAAAAATGGCAGGGCCAGCACGAGCAGTCGGGTATCCCGATTATAGTTCTACGGGAAGCTCAAAATTTATCCCGCAAATATGGAGCGGCAAACTTGTCACCAAGTTTTATGACGCGACTTGTTTTGCCGAAATTAGCAATACCGATTACGAAGGCGAAATTAAAGCAATGGGTGATACCGTTGTTATTCGTACTCGACCGGATATTGCGATCAACGACTACACCATTGGTGGCGGTTTAACCTATGGTAAGCCGAGCAAAAACGCTATTGAGCTACCGATTGATAAAGCAAAGTCTTTTGCTTTCCAGATCAATAGCGTTGATAAGTATCAATCCGATCTCAATTTGATGGACGAATGGGCAAATGATGCTACGTCACAAATGAAGATTGAGATTGATCGTGATTTGCTTGCAGGCATTTACTCACAGGTTGATGCGAATAACGCAGGCGCGAACGCCGGCAAGATTTCTGGCGAGATCAATTTGGGCACGACTGGTGCGCCAGTTACGCTCACCTCAGCCAATATCCTTGAGTACATTACCATGTGCGGACAGGTATTGGACGAGCAGGGATTGCCAGAAGAGGGCCGATGGATCGTGTTACCCGCATGGGCGACTCGACGAATCAAAAACTCGGACTTGAAAAAGGCAAACGAGGCCGGCGATTCAACGTCCATTATCCGCAACGGCAAGATTGGCGAAATTGATGGTTTCAAAATCTTCAAGAATAACCAGGTTGCCAGCGTGGTTGATGGCGTGGATACCTGTTATCACATTCCATTTGGCCATAAAGCAGGCTTAACTTTTGCCAGCCAGATGGTCAATATGGAAACTTTGCCAAATCCCGATGACTTTGGTGAATTGTGCCGTGGCTTGAATGTTTACGGCTTCAAGGTAACCGAAGGCCGTTATATCGGTAATTTGTACGCAAAGGCCGGTTAAACCCCTGAATGAGCGGGGCATACGCTCCGCTCTTTTTTAAACATTGAAAGAGGGCACCAACAATGGCCGATAAAAAGCAGACAGAAGAGCAAAAGGCGCGACCCAAACAAAAATTGTGTCGCAATGTTAATACTGGCGTAGTTTTTGTGGCGACTAATGCGCTTTTAAAACAGCCTGGCATTCAGTTAATGAATGATGAAGAGATTGATGAATATTACGCATCAATCGGCATCAAAACCGCTGGAAAGACACAGGATTTACCAAAAGAGGAAACGCCAAAACACATGGAAACCGATAAAGGCGGTTATGTGTGGGATCGGCGTATTCATGTGCAGTCTCGCACTTTAGACAGTAATGGCATGTGGAAACTCAAGCGAAATCTTGATCCTCAATTCGTAGCCAAAGTATTGGCAGAACAAAGTGAAGATAAGCCGCTTGAGGAATTGACCAAGGGACAATTAAACGTCCGCGCCATGGCGCTAGGCGTAACATTGGAGCCTGGCATGAAATTGGAAGAGGCGCGGGAACTTGTCGCAAACGCACTGGCACGTTAAGTGCCGGTGTTTTTGAAGGGATAAGACAATGAAAGTCTCAGATATTATTGATCGCGTGTCGCGCATTTTGTACGACACAACAAAGGTACGCTGGCAAGAGCCAGAACTAATTGATTATATCAATGACGCGCAAATGCAGGTGGTATTGCATCGTCCTGATGCCAACTCAAAAAATGCTGCGATCAGTTTAACGACTGGCAACAGCAAGCAAACACTCCCTGCTGGCGGCATTCGATTCTTGCGTGCAGTGCGCAATATGGGCGCTACTGGATCTACACCAGGAAAGGCGCTTACCGAAGTGCCTCGTGACTTGCTGGATAAAGAAGATATCGACTGGCACACTAAAACTGGCACAGAGGTTTTGCATTATGTGTTTGACGACGTTGATCCCAAAAACTTCTATGTTTACCCATCAGTCAGCTCTTCATGGCAAATTGAAATTGTTTATTCAGCAACGCCGACAACAGTAACCGCAAGCACAGATACGCTTGATTTGCCCGACGAATACATTAACCCGATCATGGATTGGGTATTGTTCCGCTGTTACTCCAAAAACAGCAAGGCAACCGGAAACCAGCAGCGCGCTATGGCGCATCTGCAAAATTTCGCAAACGAATTAGGCGTAACGATGCGTATCAACTGGCAGGTATCAGGCGATCCAGAAGTTCAACAAAACTCAGGGGGCTAATCCATGGCGACATTTGATCGAATCAATCAAAAGGTACGCTCAATTGTCGGCGCAAAAGTCCCACAATTTGTGATTAGCAAAAGAACCCTTGAAGCAGCACAGACGGTATTAAAAGAATCGTTTATCTGGAAAGAGCGGGTGTCTATCCCGTTATCACCTGGCACAACAAGCGTACAACTGCCAGCAGCCGACAAGCGTTATTTTTTGATTGATCGCAGAACAGGGTGCTATATCAATCGAAAGTCCGTCAACGTCGTCACTTACGAGGAATTGGTTAATCTGATTGAAACGGGCAACGCACCAGATAGCGAGCCGACCAAGGTGGCGCTTTCAGTGTCAGACAACACCTTACTTTTTTATCCCGCGCCGGCTAATTCAGTAACACTTATCGCCTATCTGTACTGCAACGTAAGTGATGCCACCACAACATTGCCTGACGAAGTAGAAGATCAGGCGTATATGGCGATCGCCGACTATGCAGCGTATTTGCTGTTCGACGAACCTGGCGAGATTTGGAGTGATCCTCGGCTTTCAGAAAAATACAAAATGAGGGCGCTTATTGATGTTTCTCGATTGAAGGCGCGAGCTTCAAGCGTTGGCGCTAACAAGATTGCGCGAACATACGACACAACAGGATCGCGCATAAGAAATTTACGGTATCGCTAAACATGAAAATCAAGATTAGCAACTTTAAGGGTGAGGCACCTATAATCAATCCGCGAATGTTGCCGTCAAACATGGCGCAGATTGCGACCAATTGCCGGCTGCTTTCTAATGCGCTCAGTAATTGGCTAAACCCTTCTGATGAAGCAACCACCGTTTCAACCGCGCTTACCATTTACAACTTTAAAGGCAACTGGTTGGAATGGCCGGCTGATGTTGATGTTGCTGAATCGCCCATTGCAAACGATCAGTACGATCGCATTTACTGGACTGGAGATGGCGCGCCCAAATACGCCAGCCTATCAATGGTAACAACTGGCACAGGCAAAATGCCGAGGGACAGCTATCAACTTGGCATACCCAAGCCGGCAGGCGATCCGGCGGTTGTAAAAGGAGTGAAAGCCTCGCCGCCAGCAGATGCGGACGAAGCAAACGAAGGGACGCGATACTATGTTTACACATTTGTGAGCGCCTTTGGTGAAGAGGGGCCGCCCAGCGATCCGTCACCAAGGATCACTGTAAACGAACTACAAACGGTCGAGCTTTCCAACTTGGACACAGCGCCTGCGGGCGATTACAACATAGCCACCAAGCGGATTTATCGAACCTTTGATGGCGAATACCGGTTGGTTGCCGAAATCCCGGTGGAGCAAACCACTTATTCTGATAGCGTGGAAAACGACCAGTTAGGCATCACGTTGGAGAGCACAAACTGGTATGCGCCACCGCTGGATATGAAAGGCCTGATTATGCTGCCAAACGGGATAGCCGCAGGCTTTCGCAAAAATGAATTGTTGCTATCTGAGCAATACCAGCCGCACGCCTGGCCATACAGCTATCCCGTTGATGCAGAAATTGTTGGCCTCGGCAACTTTGGCAACAGTGTTGTTATTCTGACCAAAGATCAGCCTTATCTTGCCAGCGGCATGACGCCAGACAGTTTTGCCGTAGAACGACTCGACACCAACCAGTCGTGCGTAAGCAAGCGGTCGATCGTTTCTTCGCGCGCGGGCGTGTTTTATGCGTCGCCTGATGGCCTGATATTCGTCGGAACCGGCGGAGCCAAGAATTTAACGCAGGGCATTTTTTCGCGTCGAGAATGGCAGTCTTTCAACCCATCATCAATGATTGGCGCGATCCATGATAACCGTTATCACTGTTATTATTCGGCAGCAACCCCTGGCGGTTTGATCTTCGATTTATCGCACCCTGATATTGGCGTTACCAGAGTGGGCGAGAATATCAGCGCCCTATATCAAGACAACGAAACAGATAAACTTTATTTTTTGGAGCCTGCAAGCACGCAAATAAAGGCTTTTGATTCAGGCGCCGGCGATATGTCGCTTACTTGGAAATCGAAAGTGTTTGTGATGCCTGAGCCTGTAAGCCTTGGCGCAGTCGAAATCAAAGGCGAGGGCACATTAAACTTAACGGTGTGGGCAGATGGCGCACAAGTATTTTCCGGTAGCATAAGCGCGAATAATCCGCAATGGCTTCCGCCAATCAATTTGGCTTCTGAGTGGGAATTTCAATTAACGGGAGTGGGCAAGGTTGTTGAGCTAACAATTGCAGAGGATATGCAGGAGTTAGAATAACCATGAAAAAACTTCCGCCAATCAAATCGATCCCTAAATCGTTACCGTTTGGCCTTGCCGGCATACTCGAGTCAATTAGAGAGTCAATCGACATAATTGCTGGCCGGCGCGGAAAGTCGCCCTTTGTATCAAGAGAGGAAGCCAAAAAACTTGTTACAAGCGCGGTAAAGACCAACTTGCCGCCGGTTGCGTTTGTTAGCGATATGGACGGAAGCTGGCAGTGGATTTCGCATGAAGGTGGCGGCAGTTATCAGCGTGTCAAAGGCGGCTTGTCCGGTGGCTATGTGTTAAAGATCAGCGGCCAGCAATGGCTTACTGTTGCCGATAAATTGCCGTTTGACCCTAATCGTCTATACGAGGTTACCTTTCGATTCCGAGTTACCAAAGCCGCTACCAATGGGCAAGATAAGATTTACCTTGGCGTCGAAGCGTTTGATGGAAATAAGGACTATTTAAATATTGCTGGCACAGTGCAATATACCAATCAGCATTTTTGCGTGCTAAACGGCACTTCTGCATCAAGCTACACGCTCAACACCTGGTACACGCAGACCGGTTATATCAAAGGGCATGGTAGCAACCCATTTAACAATGCCAACGATCCACTAAACCCAACGCCGCTGATCACTGGTGCAGCATATTTCAGGCCTGTTGCATTATTTGGGTACAACGAAGGTGATGGTGAAATTGAGCTTGATTATGTGTCAATTCGAGCAATAGATACAAAGCTAAGTTGGGCTGATGTATTAAATGACGGAAAAAAACCAGCCGAC